GAACAACCGTGTCATCGGATCTTACGTCGCATTCACTTTATCTGCTGTCTTGACTGCAGAAAGGGGCAGAGGTTCCAATGAGTGTCGTCGTCAACGCAAACTTATTGGTTTGCTCCCTACCATTTGGGGATCACCGGGAACACATGACAGTCTATCCGGTGGCTTTAAGACCCTATGGTTTATGAGGGGGGCACATCTTGTTGACTCATATATCGCTGGGCGATACGTTTTGATAAGATTGTGCAACCTACTTGTGGGTGCGTTACTTTTCCTGATCTTTCGTCCTGGTCTGTTACGCGGTGTTTGTCTTTCATTATGATTGACGGGGTTGAGGGCCTGGCGCCTCGAGTCGTTAATACCTTGATTTTCTTGAGTGAGGGATATTGGAGTGATGGAAGGTTCATTGTTAAAGAGATAGGTTCCGTTCTGGACTTCGACGAAATTGAAGCGTATTCGATTATTGCTGACATTGACCTCATATGGGTCGTTCAGCAGTAGATTCTTTAGCTTTTCTTCTTCGACGAAAGGACAGAACCCATCATTTTTAAGCCGATCAAGAATGAATTCATCTTCTTCACTAAGCCTTCCTCCTTTTCTTATGTTTTTGTATCTTTTAATAGGATCGTGAGGGTCGTCAGTCATCAATAGGAAAAAGAGTTTTAAGGATCGTATGTGGTCTGAATCATCCGTTATAATTCGGTAGTAAGGACAGTGTTGCTCTTGAGCTTCGTGTAATGGAAGAGGTAGTAGTTGCGGTAAGTCGTAAAATGAATGTAATTCTTCGTCCATAAGTTGGGTAAATGATGGGTAGGTGGTCACCTTGCTTCCGTGCCCTGAACCTGCGAGTCTGATTACGATGCCTTGAGAGAGTCGGCCTGTTCTGCCAGCACGTTGTATTGCTGTGTGCATTCTTGTCTCTTGTTCCTTGGGTATTCCTCTATCTACTACGAATTCCCTTCCACAGTCTATGACCATTGTGACTGCAGGTTTAATGTCCATCCCGGCATCCACGATCTGGGTTGCTAGGATTACGCCTGTTTCAGGTACTTCCGGTCTTCTTCTTGATAGTTCTGTGGATTTGATTTTAAGATAGTTGAGCCCTGCTTGGGTTCTCTCGAGCTCTCGGATAGTTGGGACGATGATAAGTGCACGCTTCGATTCTTCTGGATACAATTCTTGGGCTTGCTGGTATAAGGAGATAGGATTCCCGTGGAGTTCATGGATGGTTGGAGTGAAACCGAGCCCTTTGACATCCGGTTCGATTATATCCGCATCTAGTCCTTTTATTTTTGATGGTGTTGCCGACAACAAGATTTTCCTGAATTTAACCGTCCTCATATGGGTCAGTATCATTTCTGGGGATTCTTCATGAAACTCATCAAATAATAAAATATCATCTCTACCGACTTCTCCTATTCTTGACAGGAAATGCCCATAGGTTAGGTGAATGATCTTGGATAAGGGTGATAGTGTGACGCCTCGTCTTGCGATTTGCGTGCGAATCTCAAATGGAACGATCGTGTTGTCTCGGAGTAACTTCCTTGGGAACAGGTGCCATATTCTGCTTGGTCTTAATTCAGCAGGTGCGTGAATTAGGGCTGCGGGTAGCCAAGTTGATTTACCTGTGGCCGTTTTGGACTTGACTATAACAGGTTTTGCCTTGGCCGCCTTAAGGATTGATGGGGCCCATCCATTCCATTCATTGATTTCCTGATTGGACTTACCATACTCAGGACCGGGGAGTAGTGAAGCGCCTGTGTAGATCATCTGGGATATCTGATTGATGATTTCATCAACTCCATCGAGAAGGTGCAACATTCTTCCGATTGGCCGCCCGCTATAATGGGGCAGCTGGTCGGTTAGAAAGCAAGCCGCCATCTTGATCCTTAGGTATAGGTCTCTAGGCATCAACATTGAGATCTCTGCCGAACTTTTTGCCTTAATCTGCCAGTAAACAAGTCCGAATATCATGAATATTTTGGGGAACTTAAGGAAACTGAAATTGAAGATGGCAAATAGGAGACCTATTATCGGAAGCGACTCGACCTCGTGAAGTATCCACCATAGTATGAAGTATACTGCTGTTGTGATTGCTGCAAGTCCTTGATAGTCATCAGCGTCTCCATTCAAGATATCATCAAATTTCCCTTCTTGATATTCACTCCAGAAAGATGGGGCATGGCAAGCTCCGGAATAAGGCGACTGGTCGACCAATCTGGAAAATTCGCTGAAGCTTTGAGGTCGGTTCTTCATGAAAATGAATAACTCCTGATAGCGATTGGCAGTGTTGAACAATGGTTCGGGGTAGAGAATCTCTGGACCTGGCAGGAATCTTACGACTTCCCTTGGAATGTTTTCTAGACCGTCCGAAATTGTCTGGATGGTCTTGCGTGCCTCCTCGTCAGCCCAGAAGAGAGGTGTGTACAACTTTGATCTAAGATTCCTTGCCTTTGTAGGATTGACTTTACTTGGCGCCATGTGGACTTTAATCACTTGTTCATACTTCGGAAATGGTCTGCTTTTAAGCCACGAGATTTTCCTTCTGATAGCATCAGGCAGATTAGCGGATGAGCTAACTGTCACAACCATATGCTCTGAATTTGGGTCTTTCCGTGCTTCTGCGAGATAGGCATGATCGCGTCCTAAGAATGCTTTGACATCTTCAAGGTATTCATCTCTGAACATCTTATAAAGGAAAGGTTGGAATGCTGTGAGATACGCATGTCCAATTGATCGATCAATTAATGCTAAGCGCCATCCAGTATTGCTTGACTGATAGTACCTTAAGCCTGTTCTTCGTGTAAGGATGTTTCCCATGCTCTGGTAGACTACGGTGCTCGGAACAACGGGCACAGTTCCTTTAGCGATTCCAGAGTGCTTTGAACCTGGTGCTTCTTGTGCCCATTTATGCAAGGTTATGAGATCACGATCAGATGGCTCGCGTGCGTATTTTCCGAGATAGATGAGATCTTGGTGTTTGCCGTTAGCTTCTATCCTCAGTTCGACACCCTTAGTGGCAGCGATCTTACAGAACCTGTCAAGATCGATGTCCCCTTGGCATCCGAAGATGTTATCATCGCTCGTGTTGGCAAAGAAGCATTCCTTGAAGAAATCTTTAGGGTCTTTCTGGCCTTGATGATATTCTACCCAGGTCGCAATCATGAGCCCTTTCATTGCCCAGGTGTTGTCCCATGTAGTCGCTGACTGTCCGGTACCACCTCCTCTATCTTTAAGCACAATTCGACCTGCATTGGATGGATTTACGGTGATTGCGGTGATGTATGCTTGTTGGATGCCCTTGTACTTTGACAATGCCATGCTAGTTAGTTTCCTTTCACTGTCTTGTCCTTTAAATCCATGTGCGGCTAAGGCCCCAAGTATTTCGAAGGCAAAAGGTCCCAGTCTTGAATCATACTCAGTCGCATCGAATGACACCCGAGTCTCGAACTTGTTGAGTTCAGTGAACAGATTAGCCATGTTCTGGTTTAGTGGCATTCCAGAGGCTATCCCGGTGGTTCTCCATACGTCCCTTTTGTTACGTTCGAACTGCCAAAATTGATGTTGAAGATAAGAGGCTAGATCCTGGGCCACGACTGTCCTTAAGTTCTTGAGACCTAGTGCGACTTTCTTGATTGGTACTACTTGACTCTTTGGAAATGCGTGATAGAACTGGATTGGCTCTCGACCTTCTCGGATGTCTTTCCTGCACTGGTTGATCAATGCCTTTCCCCATCCTGCATCATACATTTCCTGTCTTGAAGTGTAATGTGTGATGAACGGGGTCCCAGGGCTGTACTTGTGTTTCAGGTAGTTCCACACGGCTTCTGGCTTGGTGATATCAGCATTTAGGATGGCTTCTGGATATTCGTTGGCTATAGCTTCAGCAATTCGCCAGGCTTCGACCTTTTGCTCGTTGCTTAATGGTTGGGGCATGCTAGTTTCACTGTACCTTTGGACGGACTCAAGTACACGCTCTTCACGAAATTTACCGATATAAGCTGCGTCTGCACCGACTTCTGCACCTAAGGATATGTATCTTTCGACTCTCTCGGTAAGTATGGGATTAATCCTGGCCTCTAATTCAGGTAGGTCGAGCCCTTTGAATTCTTGTTCAGCCATTTGAGGATGCTTGAAGGTATTCATCGGTCTATATTGGATTCCACCGATTTTTGTCACTTCGTCAGAGTTCTCCATGAATTCAACTGTCCTCTTGACCATGGCCTCGTAATCCTTGTCATATATCGATCGGCCATAGAACTTGGTCATGTATGATTCTTGAAGAAGCCGTCGTCCTGGTGATAACCGGGGATCTTGCGATACTCCGCCGAATGACCATAATGACTTAAGGCGTTCACGACCTGACGTGGGTACTAGACGGTCGATAAGTACGAGAATGCAATCATTGAGTACAGTGAATAGATGGATAAGACCTCCGCTGATTAAGTCGAGTATTGCCACTATAACCTTGAACATGATTTCACCGGTCCGCTTGACCCCGTGGTACATTGCAGATGTCAGTTGTCGTGCGTAGTCGAGTATTGGTGCTTTGCGTGGAATGTCATTCAGGCAGGAGATAATCATAGAAATAAGGTCACTTGTTTTGGTTTCGACCTCAATTGGGTCAACAACCGGCTTAAGTGAATCTTTGGTTCTGGAGATGATTGTTTCCTTTAAAGCCATAAGGCCCATATCCAGTGCTAATTCCTCATCCACTCCATCTTCGATTGCTGCCTCAACAAGATATGCTGTCTCTATTGCCAGATTCTCATCCTCCTCATATTCATCCGATGGTTCTATGATGGACTTGTCATTCCAATCGGACCCTGATTTAAGTATGATCACGTCGGGATGGATGGTATGGTCTCCAGCGGACAGTTGACAACCGTTTCTGCAGTACATGGGCTTGCCGTCTCGGTCTGTTGGCCCGCTTTGATCCACAATCGTAATTTCACCACATTTGCACATGATGGCTCCTTCATCAGGCGTTAGATCCAGTCCGTCGGTCAGATCACGCTCATCTTCTCTTGCGAATTCAGGTACGGTGTAATCAGCCGTAGGATATAGCCATATTGCGGTTTGCCAGGTGATTAGAAGAATCCATCCTATGAGACTGGTGGCTAATAGAGGTATCACAGCAGGCTGGATCATTGTTGCGGACGTCCTCCATATCAGGGTCATGCAATTGAACGAGTAAGAGTAACCTTCAGAAACACCTATTGATGACTCTAGTGCAGATTCATCTATGACAATGGGATATTCAATGATGGGGTTTAGCCGTTGTCTGTTGCTGTTGACCATTGTAAATGCTCCTCCTAATCTGACTTTGCCTCGATTGAAGAGTCCTTCGTAAGCTTCACCTGTCTTTCTGTTCCTTAGGACCATATGACCTGGAATTGTCGGTGCTGCATTGAGTGGATAATGTTCGACCCACCAGTCTGATGACCACCAATTAGCGGCTGTGTACGCAAGTTTCGGAATCAAGTATTGAAGTGCAGTCAAAGCCATGGCGAATTGTGCAATTTTGCCTGTGTAAAGGATGCTTGGGCACGCGAGTATCGCTTTCAAGAACCAGCTGGTCCTCTTGAATAGATAGAAGACGGGTAGGCCACCAATGGCGACTAGTGCAATGAGTGCAGTAGAATATAGCCCGATGTTGGTAATCACATTGTACATCAATGCGAAGATCTGAAAGATGGTGATCAATATCGAAACGGTCCATCTTCTCATCTTGGCCCTGAGATAGTGCGTAAGGCCGTCTGCGATGACCCAATTTGGTGGTGTGATTCCAACTTGAAGACACAAGTCAAGGTAAAGAGGTGCAGGGGTGGTTTCGATATAATCAGAAGGAAGTAGGTTTCGCTTGTACGAGCGATCCAATTGACTCCCGAAGGACGCAGCAACGGCACCGGATGCTATGATCGTTTGCATTGTGCCCGCACCACCGTGTGAATGAATTAAAGAATATTCTCTAAAAGCTTCTTTGTGGTTGGG